AGGGGGTCCAATCATCCAAACCCAGGCTCTGCTTGCAACCTGTGTTTCTAGGCCCTGTAACAAGGGCGCGTAGATAATGACACCGAAAATAGGTGTCAGATGGACGTTGGATCCTCTAGAGACGGTTCTGTAACCCCCGTGTGGGGGCTTTGGCCGAAAGGCCCAACTCACCGCATGGCGGCAGTTGTTACTGCTGGTTACCGAGGACGCGTTATGGCAATTACTAATAAGGTTCGGGCTAGAAGTAGACCCGCTTCCTTTTCAATGACCCGCCGGACCTATAATTCGGTTGGTACGTTGACTAGTACCCTAGGACCGCTCATCTCCAATACCACTTATACAACTTTTCCGTATAGTGGGAATGGATGCTACGGGCAAAATAGGTGCCAAACACGCGATTACTACGTGGACTCCGCTTGGAGATCCGTCCTCGCTTCGCAAGGCTTCCTTCCTGCGAGACCACTGTCACATGAGTGTAATTTTGTGGCAGGCCAAAACTTCGATAATACTTATCGTCGTGTTGGTTTCCCGTTGGAAAGGGCCGTGCTCTCGGGTGGTTATCTAAACGTTCCTCAACGAGTCGAGACTTCTTTCGAATCGAAGATTAACGTTTTAGATCCTCTGAGGGCTGCTCTCACTACAGACGCTAAGTATAAGTGCCTTTCTCAAGCTCGTGATATGAGGGTAAACATCCCCGTAGCACTTGCAGAGATGGGCAAAACTGTGCGAATGATAGGAGATACGGTCAAGACCTTGCATTCCGCCTACCGGAATTTCCGTAAAGGGAACTTCGGGAAAGCGGCTAGGGACCTCGGCATCACGAAACCTACTAAGACGACAGCCAATCACTGGTTAGCTTACCAGTATGGATGGCGTCCGTTAGTAAGTGATGCTGTAGGAGCGGCAACGGTCGTTTATGATTTCTTAAACGATACCCCTCCCAGGACTACGGTTCGAGCTAAGGTAAAGGCAGATCCGACGAAATCGGCCGGCACTTTTGGTGCCCATCCGCTAATCGTTGGCTACACTGAAGCCATAAGCTGGGAACGTAATGCGATTGCCACAGCGGGGCTGTTGTTGGAAGTAGAATACACTTCTGCCGCGCTGGCCGCACAGTTAGGTGTTGGTCTTACCGACCCGCTTCTAACTGCGTGGGAACTCACTCCATTCTCCTTCGTTTTCGACTGGTTTGTCGACGTGGGAGGTTGGATTGAGGCACGTAGTAGCCTTCAAGGCTACCGCGTTAAGACTGGCTGGGAAGCCACACGGATTGATTACAATTGGTCCGTGAAGGAAGTTCCCGGCGGCACTTACATGGCACCTGACAACTTGGTGACATGGAATGGCCTTTGCAGTCACTACAAAAGGTCTTCTTGGTCCGGTGGTGTTGTTTCGCTTAGAACGCCGCTGCTCGATGGCCTTAAAGGCAATCGAGTTAAGTCCGCGGCCGCCTTGGCGGTCCAACAGTGCCGGGGTGATAGAAGGAAAGGGGCTTACCGCCCATGACCTTTACCACCGAGGAATGGCTTACGGTGCTTAGCCTTATCCTCTCCATTCTTATAGCACTCCTGCAGCTTTATGAAGACCTTGAGCTGCGCCACGTGTTTTTACACTTCTTCCCTTAAGGAAACAAATTATGCCAGCAATGGCGACCCTTACCCTTAACAACTTTGCCGCTGTTCCCGTGAACTACCAAGTTCTTGGGATCAAAAACGGCATTGCTTCTTGGGCTGATACTAGCCAGGGAACGGTTGGCGGATACCGCGGTATCACCGAGGAAATCCGTACTCCTTCCGATCCCTCGAAGCAGGTCACGCGACTCGTTTTCAACGTGTCGAGGCCGTTCGTTAACGCAACTACTGGCGCTGTCGATTACGTCGGTCGCGTCAAGATCGAATGTATCCAGCCTCCTGGAATGACCCTCGCGGAACGTCAAGAGATGTTGGCTGTGACGAAGAACTTCACGGCCCACACTTTCTTTTCGGACGCGGTGATCAAACAGGAATCGATGTACTAAAGTACATCGAGTATCTGGATGAGACACTCGATCTCGAGGATAGTTAAGTTTCTATCCTTAGTTCTGACCTTCATCAAATCAGTTCTCACTGTGAGAGGAAAGCCAGATGTCGCTGAACCGACGGAGCCGATTGGCCCGGAACCTTCTTGGAAGGTTCAAGCTGTCAAGAAAAGAGGGCGAAAGCCTAGTTCTTGACGTTGCCAGAGACTTGTGGTATCGGATCGATACACCAACGTCGTTAGGTCTATTTCTGTGTGCGAGGCATGGAGATTTAAATTCCATCCTTTCTCACCAGATTAGGTCCGAAGACTACACTTGCTCGGATTCTTTTGGCTTAGATCATCAAGCCGTAAGTTTCCTAAAGAAGTGTCCCCTCTCTTCTGTATCTCAGGTTGAGAGGAAGGCTTCAACAACGCAAAAGTTCCGCGAAGCTGAAGAGGTGTGTCGAGATACCAATGCCCGTTTCCGTTCTCGTTACTCTGGGGCGGTTAGTTCCGCCCCCGTTGAAGCCGTACTTTACGGCGCTCAGCGGAAAATAAGTAACTGGATCGGCGAGGGTCCTAACCCTCATGAATGGGCCTTGCGTTGCCGTTTCGGCCCCGGCGCGGATGATAAAACATCAGGCGCGTGTGTAGGGGCGTACCACAAACTGTCATCTTTGTCGGCGACTGCTGACTTTGCTGACGGTGCGCTGAGGTTGGCTTTAGACCATCCAGCGTGGGCGAGATATCTAGCTTTCCCTGATTCGGAACCCGAAGAGGGTTCTGTTTCGGAGGTTAGCTGTGATATCAAACCCGGCAACAAAGTTTTGTTCGTACCCAAAACAGCTTTGATCGATAGATCAATAGCTGTTGAGCCTCGGATGAACGTCTATGCCCAATTAGGGCTAGGCGCTTACCTCCGACTTCTCTTGAAAACTCGAGCGAAGTTGGATCTCGACACGCAAAATCCTAATCAGGATCTTGCGTACGAGGCGAGTCTCCACGGGCATCTCGCGACCGTTGACCTTAGTATGGCAAGCGATACTATCGCTCGCGAACTCGTGCGTGATCTACTCCCCGAAGGCTGGTTTAATGCCCTCGATTGGTGTAGGTCGAAGCAAGGGTTTCTGGACAACTCATGGTTCAACTATGAGAAGTTCAGTTCTATGGGAAACGGTTACACATTCGAACTTGAAAGCATGATCTTTTATGCCCTAACAAGTTCTGTGTGTGAACACCTCGGCTTAGTTAACCACTATACCAGGGTGTTTGGAGATGACATCATTTGCCCGGTTGAAGCAGTCGCTTTACTCGGGGAAGTTTTGTCCTACTGTGGCTTTCGGATTAACCAGAGTAAGTCTTATTTCTCTGGCGTTTTCCGGGAGTCATGCGGGGCTGACTTTTTTGATGGTACGAACGTCCGTCCACACTTCTGTAAGGAAGTACCTACCGATGCGTCAAGCCTTTATAACCTGGCTAACGGTATCCGCCGAGCTAGTCGTCGCTTTGGTCGTGGTTTGTACTGCGACCGTAAGTTTCGGCCTGCTTGGCTACGTACTGTACGCCGGGTTCCTGAGCCTCTCCGTTCCCTTTACTCCCCCTCAGTAGTCACTGAGAGGTTGTGGGGATCTGATATAGAGGCTGGTGATGGGGGACTTGCCCTTAATCCGGACGAGTTCCTTTCCACCACTTTCGCGAGGTTTAATCGCGAGTTTCAGGCGGGCTATCTCTTCGGCACATCTATACCAGTACCATGGCTTGGGTCCGTCGATGACAAGACGGGTAACTTAACCCTGGCTTATGCTTTGTATAGATGCAAGGACGGGCTTGCTCCTGACCTCCTTCCTGGTGTTGTAACGGGTAGGGGCGTCTTGCGCAAGAAACTAACAGTCCGGGCTTATACCCGGACATTAGCGGACTACGGCCCCTGGCTGTAGCCCCCTTTCTCTCATTTTGAGAGTGGAGAAGAGATGCCGCG